ATAACGTCAGAAATAACAGTATCAATCCTAACGAGCTGGAGTTAAAATGAGCACACAAGCAGAAGACTTAGCCTTCTTAATTAAGACAGGCCAGATCAAAGAAGCACCAAAACCAACTGCACAAACAAAGAAAGATGAGGAATAACAATGGCAATTTACTTAAATAACAATGTTGGTGTTAAGTTGGCAACCGCAGCAGCCAAGACAACACCTTCTATTGATATCTCTGCATACGTAACCAATGCAGTAATCAACCAGGTAGCAGATGAGCTAGAAGTAACAGCAATGGGCGATACAGCTCACAAGTTTGTTACTGGCCTACAATCTGGCACTTTAACACTTGACTTTATCAATGACTGGGCTTCAGCTCAAGTTATGCAAACACTTAACGATTGCTTTGGACAGACTATCTCTGTATCAATGATTACTGTTAAGGGCACAGCTGTATCAGCAGCTAACCCATCATACCAATTCTCAATCCTGGTAAATAACCTGACCCCGCTGGGTCAAGGCGGCGTGGCTGAGATCGCTACCTCATCTGTAACATTTACTATAAACTCCGCAGTAACAGTGTCCCCATCGGTGGCATTTTAACTAAGGAGAACTAATGGCAAAGCTAAAGATAACAAGGGCTAATGGTGAAGTATCAGAGCACAAGATAACACCAGGTGTCGAGTACGCTTTCGAATTAAAGTACGGATCAGGAATTAGCAAAGTCCTACGTGAGCATGAACGTCAAACAGAAATATTCTGGTTGGCTTATGAGTGTTTACGTAGGGCTGGTGCACAGATACCTTTATGGGGTACAGAGTTTATTGACACTCTCGAAACTGTAGAGGTATTAGACGAAGAAAAAAAATAATACCGCGTAATTCAATGACTTACACGATAGCCAGTCTATCGGTTGAAACAGGAATTGCGCCGCAAGAGTTTATTGATATGGATACGGATATGTATGCAGCCATCATACAAGTCCTGACAGACAGAGCTAAGGAGATCAAAAATGCCAGTAGAGGTCGTAGGCGTTAAGGATGTCCTAAAAGGCTTAGAGTTTATTGATGAAGATATGCGCCAACGCATTAGGACTGCTATTGATCCTTTAATGCGTGGCGTAGCATTTAAGGCTAAAGGATTTGTTAAGGGCAACGATGATGTTTTGTCTGGCTGGGCTAAAGCATCCGGCAATCCTGGCACATTCCCTAAGTACGATGCAGGTGTAGTTAGAGCTGGTATTGGGTATAACCCAGGAGAAAACAAAACATTTAGAAATGGCTTTAAAGTAAGCAACTATGTTTACAACGCTAGCAGACCTGGATCAATCTATGAAGTAGCAGGCCGTCTAAACCCACAAGGCCGCGCCCCATTTCAAATGACACCATCTAAAGGTGCAAGCGGTACATATACTAAAAGATCAGCTAGAAGTAAAGCATTTGAGGAATACAAGTCTAATAATCCATTTGCTAGCCAGCAGTTTGTGGCCGCATTAGAGCCAGTAACAAGACAGCCTAAATTACCAGATATACGAAGTGGTAATCGTAAAACTAAAGGCCGTTTAATTTATAAAGCCTGGGCACAGGATAGTCCTAAAGTTTATGATGCAATCCTAAAGGCAATCAATGCCACAGCTATAAGTTTCAATAAAAAAACAGAGATTAAGAAGGCAGCATAATGGCCAATGTAGTTGTCTCCGCTATTGCAACCTTTAATGGTAAGGCACTTAAAAAAGGCCAAAAAGATATATCAGCCTTTGATAAACAAACGCAAAAATTAGGTAAAACATTTAACAAAGTTTTTGCTACTACTGCTATTGTCGCATTTAGCAAAAAGGCAATCAATGCATTTGCAGCTGATGAAAAGGCAGCCAAATCTTTAGCCGTACAGTTAGAAAATACTGGCAACGCATTTAGGGTAGATGAGGTAGAAGCATACATAGCGCAACTGCAAGGGCTTTATGGCGTATTAGACGATCAATTACGACCAGCCTTCCAGACTTTATTAAACGCAACTGGCTCAGTAACCCTAAGCCAACAAGCTTTAGAAACCGCATTAAACGTAAGCGCAGGCACAGGTAAAGATTTAGCCAGCGTAGTGGCTGCAATAGCCAAGGGTGCATCTGGTACAACTACAGCACTAACTAGATTAGGCACTGGTTTAGATAAGGCCACAATAGCCAGTGGCGATATGAATAAAATCATGGCCGCACTTGATAAGAAGTTTGCAGGCCAGGCCGCAGCTAGATTAGATACTTATGCAGGCAAGATGGATCTGCTAAAGGTAGCAGCTGCTAATGCTACAGAGATTATAGGTAAAGGCTTAATTGATGCCCTTACCGCGTTAGGTAAAGATAATTCAATAGATCAAGCCGCTAATTCTATGAATGGGTTTGCTAATGCTATTGCCAACACTGCTAAAGGCATGGGCGAGTTAATTGGCCAGGTAAAACAAATTATAGATAGCGATGTAGGAAAGTTTTTATTAGCCATTACAGCTTTATTGACTTTAGGCAAGAAGCAACTCATATTAGGCACAGCTGGGTTAATTGCTTACGATATAGGCAAAAATCCTAAATCCAAATCTAATTTTACTTATGGTTCAGGAAACCCTAGAGCAGATCTAGTATTACAAAAGAAATTGACAGCTGCTAAAAAAGAAGAATATAACATTTTAGTTGCATCTAATAAATCAAAAACAGCCATAGATCAACTTAAGGACAAGTTTGATTTAGAACGTATTGGATTGACTGTTGCCCTAAATAATGCAACTGATGCAGAAACTAAATTACGTATCCAAGCCCAATTAGCAATCCTTGATAATAACGAGGCTTTGGCTAAGAAGTTATTGGCTGAGATGAACGGCACTACTGCTACAGAAGAATTAACTAAACAATTCTATGCACTTAGCGAGGCTACTAGAGCGTTGCTATTATCTTTTGGAGTTGACCCATCTCAGATAGGCCCAGGCGGTACTATTCAGGGTGGCGCGGCTGGTCGTATAGGTAACCTTGCAAATACTTCTATAAATAACCCTGCCTTTGCTAGCAGCGCTGCTGGCATGGACTTAGGATTAGCTTTAGGCTTTACACCAGGCGGCAGAAATGGTGGTGGTGCGCCTACGGAAATTAAGATTACTGTTGATACTGCAGCTGGTGGCGATAGATTAAGCCAGGCTATTGCAGAAAGTATTCAAGTTGCCACGCGTAATGGTTACAGTACAGTGCCTGCTGGCCAAGGCTTCTAATGACCTTACCTGTAATAAATGCAGTAATTAACTTTAGTACCGGGCCTAGTTTTGCTCAATCTATGATTTTAGATACGGGTATATTGGGCACTAACATCTTAGGCGATTCAGCAGCTGTAATTGTTGATGTATCTGATCGTGTTAATTTAATTCAAACCAACAGAGGCCGTACTGCACTTAGCGATCAATTCCAAACTGGCTCATTGACTTTACGCATAATAGATCAGAATGGCGATTTTAACCCACAGAACGTATCAGGGCCTTATTACAATTTATTAACACCTATGAAAAAGGTGCAGATTACTGCTACCTATGGTGGTACTACATATCCTATATTTGCAGGATACATTACAAGCTACGTTACAACTTATCCAGATGAATCAGAGGCTGATTTAGCCACTACTACTATTCAAGCTGTAGATGCTTTTAGATTAGCCCAATTAGCACAGATCAGCACAGTTACTGGGGCTACTGCTGGCGAGTTGTCAGGTGCTCGAGTAAATGACATATTAGATCAGATTTCATGGCCTGCATCTCAACGAGATATTGATCCAGGTCTTACCACACTACAGGCAGATCCAGGTACTAACCGCACAGCATTACAAGCATTATTTACAGTAGCAGATTCTGAGTATGGTGCCATTTATGTTGATGCCGATAATAACTTTGTATTTCAAGACCGAGGCGTAACTGCTGGATCTATTGGCGGTACTCCCACAGTGTTTGCAGATGATGGATCAGGTATAGATTACTTTGATGCTACCTGGATATTAAACGATGTATTGGTATTTAATAAGGCTACAATTACTAGGGCTGGTGGTAGTCCACAGGTAGCCCTAAATCAAGACAGCATAGATAAATACTTCTTACATAGTTATTTCTTAGATAACCTACTTATGCAAACCGATGCCGTAGCCCTAGATTATGCTAAATCTTACGTGGCATCTAGGCAAGAAACGTCAATCCGAGTGGATGCCATAGTCTTAGACCTTTACACACCTAGTTACAACGCAGGCATACTTGCAGCTTTAGACCTAGACTTTTTTGATCCGATCACAGTTAAGACCACTCAGCCAGGCGGATCATTATTAGAGAAGACTTTACAGATTTTTGGGGTGCGAATGAATATAACCCCGAATAGTTGGAAGACAACGTTCACGACACTAGAACCCGTTATAGATGCATTTATCCTAAATAATAGCATTTATGGTACTTTGGGCTATAATGTCCTTAGTTATTAAGGAGTTAAAATGGCAGCAGGATTAGGCTTTAAGACGTTTACGACAGGCGAGGTTCTTACCGCCGACAATGTAAATGGTTATTTGATGCAAGGCGTGTTGGTGTTTGCCAGTGCCGCAGCTAGAGATGCCGCAATCACTTCACCACAGGAAGGTCAATGCTGTTATCTAAAAGATACCGATGCAGTTTTAACTTATAGCGGATCTGCATGGGTTGGTTTTGATGATTCTAATGCAATTCAAAATACTATTGTTGATGCTAAGGGCGATATTGTTGCAGCTAGTGGTAGTGATACACCTGCAAGATTAGCAGTCGGCAACAATGGCGACACACTTGTCGCGGATAGTGCCGCAACCACTGGACTTCGTTATCAAGAACCCAAGGCTGATAACCCTGTTCTTAACTCTGCATTTCAGGTTTGGCAACGAGGTACTAGCGTTGCTGTTGCCGCTTCTACAACTGCTTACACCGCAGATCGTTGGGGTGCTAATACTGGCGCAAACGGCGCGAGTACTATTTCAAGGCAAGTAACTGGCGATACAACTAATTTACCTAATATTCAATATTGTGCGAGAGTGCAGAAAAACGCAGGACAAACTGGAACTGCTGGATTTGCTTTTTATCAATCTTTTGAATCTATCAATGCAATTCCTTTTGCTGGTAAAACTGTTACTTTATCTTTTTATGCTCGTAAAGGCGCAAATTATTCACAAGCCAGTAGTCAATTAACCACTCAATTATTGTCTGGAACTGGAACAGATCAAAACATATTGTCTGGCTATACAGGTTTAGCAATTCCTTTGCAATCAAATGTAACTCTAACTACAACTTGGCAAAGATTTAGCGTTACTGGAACTATTGCTACCAGTGCTACAGAGTTTGCCGTAGGGTTTGAATATACTCCTGTTGGGACTGCTGGTGCCGCAGATTACTACGAAGTAACAGGCGTACAGTTAGAGGTCGGTTCAGTAGCCACACCATTTAAGACTTATGCTGGCACAATCCAAGGCGAGTTAGCCGCTTGCCAAAGGTATTACTACCTTCTTCAATCAGGTCAAAGTAAATTCTTTGGCACAGGTACTTACATAAGTGCCACAAATGTTTATGTTACTGTTCCTTTACCAGTTACTATGCGAACATCTGCAACTTTAGACATAGTTACAGGAACAGGCTATTATATTGCAAGTTCGGCAGGTGGCGGTGCTGATGCCTTAAATACTTTAACTATTGACGGACTTAGCACTACTGTTATTGCTCTTTATAACAACACACAAGCGGCTGGTACTGCTGGACAAGGCTGTGTCCTTGTAACACAAAATTCAACACCACCATATATTGCATTTAGTGCGGAGTTATAAAATGAACCCAAGATACGAAGTAATTACAACATTATCAGGCAACACAGTTATTAACGCTTATTATGAGGATGGGCGGATGTTGTCGATTCCGTCTGACCCTGCTAACTCAGATTATCAAGGATATTTAAAGTATTTAGAAGATAATAAGTAGTAATGAAGCCTTGGCTATGCGCAGCTGGAGAAGAGCTTAGGGATGCCGTTACTACCTGGTATCCAGATAGGCGTACTACCAGTGATGGGTGGATTGGTGATGCTCGTCACAGTGCCAGAAAATCGGATCATAATCCAGACAGCACCGGATGCGTGCGAGCCATTGATATTGATTCTCGCTTGGATACATCCGAAGGGCTCTCGGTTTATTTGGCTGACCAGATCAGAATCTGTGCTAAAACCGATAAGCGCATATCTTACGTAATCCATAATGGCATGATTGCTAGCAAGATTCTTAATTTTAAGTGGCGTAAGTATTCAGGATTTAACAAACACACAAAGCACATCCACGTTAGCTTTACAAAGGCTGGCGACAAAGATGGTAGAGCGTTCGATATACCACTACTAGGGGGAAAGATATGAAACTTAACAAAAAACATAAAGCAGCAATTAAGTCATATTTAAGAGCTGTAGCCGCATCAGGTATAACTGTTGCCCTGGCTATTGTTGGCGATATTAAGCCAGAGTACGCAATTCTTCTAGGTGCTTTAGTTGCACCCCTAATTAAAGCTATTGATCCTACTTCTGGTAAAGAAGTTGATTATGGCATCGATGCGAAATGACACCAACAGAATGGGCTGGCTTTGGGGCTGGCGTTATCGCTGTGCTGTCAGGCGTGCTAGTAGGACTACGTTTTTTAGTTAAAGGTTGGCTTAACGAGTTACGACCTAACGGTGGATCTAGCATGAAAGATCAGTTAACTAGATTAGAGCAGCGTGTTGATGATCTATTTTCTATGATGAGTAAGCGACAATAATCACATGGCTAATACACGTAAACGCAAAAAGATAAATAGGCGTGTAGTACGTAAATCACCCGATCCATTATCTAAGCTAGAAGTGTTTTATATAGCCAAGCATGAAATGTACAAGGCTGCACGCAAGGCTGGATTTAGCGAGCCGCTTGCCCTTGCATTACTAGATAGCGCATCTTCCATGCCCGATTGGGTAGTAGGCGAAGACGGCATTATCCCATCTATCCCTACTCCAGACGAGGAAGAAGATTAAGCGCGTAGCGTTTGTCAGTGATCTCCAAGTTCCATTTTATAATGATGCAATAGTTAAATCAGTAGGCCGTTTTCTGGCTAAATGGAAACCCCATCGCACGATATGTATTGGCGATGAGATTGATCTGCCACAGCTCGGCGGTTTTAATGCCGGTACTATCGATGAGATGGTAGGCAATATACATGAAGATCGACAGCTGACACAAGAAGTATTAACGTATCTAGGCGTTACTGATGTTGTCGGCAGTAACCATGGCATCAGACTTTATAAATCCATAAAAAGACGGCTACCAAGTTTTCTCAATTTACCTGAGATGCAATATGAACGATTTATGGGTTACGACAAATTAGGTATTAAGTTTGCGCCCCAGGGTATTGACTGGGCACCAGGCTGGATTGCAGTCCATGGCGACACCTTCCCTATATCTCAGGTACCAGGTCAAACGGCCTTAAATGGGGCTAGAAGGCATGGAAAGAGCGTAGTGTGTGGTCATACCCATAGATTAGGCCAAACGGCCTTCACAGAGGCATCTAAAGGCCAATTTGGGCGTACTGTGTGGGGTGTAGAAGTCGGTTGTATGGTATCGTTAAGTTCAAGCGGTATGGCCTATACAAGGGGCTATGCCAACTGGCAGACAGGATTCGCGGTTGCCTATGTGCATGAGCGTAAAGTCCAAGTGGTTACTATTCCTGTCAATACAGACGGCAGTTTCATATTTGAGGGCAAACTCTATAGATAATTCGTTACCTAATTGTTATACAAACTACGCCCTAAATAATCCACGAAGTCGTACACAGGTGCAACACTATGCCTGTACCGCAAAGTTTGCGGACAGATAGGGCTACAAATGATTAAAGTAGTAGAGAAATCATCAAGGACCTGCAATAAATGCAACAACAAAATGGACAAAATCCTACGAAATCAAAATGACGCTGGCACTATTTGGGTTATCAAATGCTCAAATTGTGAAAGTAAGTAGGGCGACATGAGCCTTAAAGAAGCAGGATTACTTTGGGTAGCATCAATGGTTGGAATTATTGTTGCTTATGGATTCTTTGAAGATGCAAAACAAACACATTACTGGCGAGGTCGCAAAGACGGCTGGGACATGCACCGCAGAATGATTGATAATAAAACTGATGCCGACAACAACTGAGAAGTTATTCAGTGAAACAGTCGAGATCCTGCACAGCAGAGGTACTCAATATGGTCACCCAATTAGTAACCACAAACGTATTGCCGAATTGTGGTCAGCTTATTTGGGTTATCCAATACAACCAAACGAAGTTGCAATTTGTATGTGCCTGGTCAAAATCAGCCGACAAGCTGAAGATCCAGGAGTCGCTGACAATTACAAAGACGCACTCGGATACATCGCTATTGCAAAAACAATAACCGATGCTATGCAAGATGAAGATGGAGCGTGGGAATAATGGCGTTCGATTTAAGTCAATATGAAACTGTCGATGAAAGATTACACAAGTGGTGGGGGTTATATCCAGATGGAAGAGTGGAAACAGAAGTTATCGAGGCCACAAACACTAGATTCATTGTTATTTGTCGGCTATTCAAAACGGAAGCAGATCTCAAGCCGTGTGCTACTGGGCTTGCGTCTGAGACTGTTAGTGATCGTGGCGTTAATGCGAATTTTGCTCTTCCTAACTGCGAAACAAGCGCAATTGGCAGGGCGATTAGCAACTCGGGTCTCTCAGCTAAAGGAAAGCGACCTAGTAGAGAAGAAATGGCATCTGTAAATGAAAAAACAATTTACACCTAAATATGGCAGACCAGGAAGTAAATCAGCTGCGATGGAAATGGCGCTACATATTGTGGACACACAACCTAAAGATAATAGCAACGAGCCTGTGCCTGTTGCTTGGTCTA